TAAAGGTATAAGGAACCATTGTTATATTATACTAATTATTTCTTATTCTCCGATTTCATTCCAAACACAGAGCCAGTAAGTAAGGCTCCAAAGCCAATATGAAATATACCTCCGTTAGTTAGAGTGAAGGGTTCGTGTCGATTGACACCTTGTGAAGCTATCTTTAGGTACTCTAGTCGTACCATCGTGTCGTCTAGCTCTGAAAGCCGTTCTAAGTAGTCGGCTGGGTTGGGTCTGGTTAATCCTATATAGGATGGAACTATCACAAAATCAAAGAGGCAGATAACCACATATGTAATAAGGGCTGTCCACCTCCAATAATTTGTCATAATTCTTTTAGTCTGATTCTGGAATTGTTATTTTCTCTATTGCTGCGATTGAAGCCTTAGAAAATTCCTTTATTTCTTTTGTTATGGCATGTTTCTCTGCATTAGTTACCTTGCCATCTTTTAGGGCAATACTAACTGCTTGGACAATATCCATTCCTTCATCTACAATAATCTTACCATCACCGGCAAGACCTTTGTTTAGATTATAGAAAGTCATTCCAAGACTTATAATTTTCATTGGATTCATAGTTTCCTCCTATTAGTTACTACAACCACAGTTACCCCCACAAGGGCAACCATCAATTTCTAGTTCTGATAAGCAGCCATCACAGCCGCACTCACAAAAGCATTCAAATGGTTCACAAGAACAAATACCGGATTCTAAGCATGAGCATTCATCCAGTACCATTATTCACTCTCCAATACTTTCATGCCAAGAGCTATAATACCCCCGACACACCCAGTAGCAATCTCATTGTATTCGTATACCACACCAATAGATGAGAGTATTCCTAATACTACTATGGCTAAAAATATCTGTGGTCTTAGTTTACCAAACATTTTCTATTCTCCTTTGAATTTTTTATGCTATTCCGTATGCTAATACTCTAATATATACTGCAGATAAGTCAGTAGTGTTAGCTACTTCATCTAGTGCAGCACCATCAGCACCGGCTTCCCACATCTCAATCTTTTCGTTAGAGTAGTCATATTGAGCTACGTAACCAGAAGATTCGGTGTCACATACAACCATGTGTAAAGACTTGAATCCTAGGTCTCCAGCACTTACTGCTTCCCCACCAGTTGGGTAAGAGTCATCAAGCTGTATTCTTTTAATAGTGAACTTACTTGCAGTTCCACCATGAATAGCAGCTCCTTCATGAGCACCGCTTGGTGTTGTTATTGTTATTGCCATATTTAATTTCCTCCTTAAATACTAAGATAGATTTTCTATCTATTTATTATACTAATATATTATTTTTTTCTTTTGATAGCCTCAGCTATCTTGTCCCTCTTTTTTTCGCCCGGGGTACCCTCGTCAAAGTTCTGGTATCCCATCTTTTTGGCTTGGGCTGTAGCAATTGCAAATGGATTATCTACAGCCTCTAATCTAAAAAATTTGTTGGTTTCTGTACGGTCCCCTTGTAATCAGATGATTTCTGGAAACAAGACTCACAGCCGCAAGACTCTTTGTATAAGTGATTATTTTCTCTTGCCATCCAATTGAAAAAATCGTCTGACTTAGTAACCCTTATAGGCGTTTCATTATATTCCCCTGTAATAGCTTTTTTAGTCTTTCTATTTACTAAGGTAGATAATAAACTATTGAAACCGTCTGTTGTGTTTAGTTGAGATGTTGGGGTCTCCGTAGAGTTACCTCCTTCAATAACACCTCTTTTCTTATGCCCACCTATTTGTGGTGTAGTTAATGCGTCCTCATAAAATCTTAGTCCAAGATTATTCCCTGCTTCGTTTACAGCCCATGGAACATATTTAGTTCCACCGGGTGATGGGTCGTCTTCAATCACCGGAGTGTTCCTTGCATACTCAGGTTCCAACTCCCCCGGAAATCCATACTTGTCCAAAAGTCTGTGGTGTTCTTCCTGTCTAGCTTGTGTACTATACAAAAGAGGGAACGCTTCAATACCTGATTGAGGCATCTCTTTCTGCATAAAGTTCATAAATGATTGAGTAAAATCAATCTCTCCATCCGATTTAAACATAAGGTCCACCTCCTTTTTAGGTTCTTCATGTTCATGTTCTTTTGTAATAAGGCAACTTCCATCAATACATGACTTAGTTGCCGCATTTTCTGATTTAATGATTTCAAAAGATGCTGCTTGATTGACTCCTGTTTCACACACAGTTACTTCCGCAAGTTCTAATTCGTCTACTTGCATCACATCTTGTAGTCCCTTTTGTATATTTTGTGTCTTTAAAGCACTTCCTGCAATACTATAGCTCTTTAGTTTACCGCTATGTATTTGTTCAGCGACTTTCTTTGCAATATTTGTGTCGTTACGAAGTTCTGTTATAAAGAATAACCCATTCCCATTGACCCCAGATTTAAATATCTGGCCGCCTTTACTTATATATGCTGGCAACGCCCACCCCACTTGAACGTCAGAGTGTAATACCATTGCATTACGAGTTCTAAAATTTGCCATATATTTATCAAAGGCTTTGTCTAAGGCATTGGTTGTAATAAGATGTCCTTCTCTATCAACTAATTCAATAGATGCTGGACCTCCAATAACTAATTTATCATCATCGGAAATCTTCTCTTTCTTTAAAGCCTCAGTATACTTTCTATTTTCAGGAAATGCCCTAGATAGTGTTAGTAGTTCAGCTGGAGAAGCTATTCCGGCTTTGTGTAATCTTTGATATTCTTCTAAAGCTTTAGCGATATCTTTCATGGAAACTTTGCCATCTATAGTTTCCCCTCCATTAACCGCAGCTTTTTCTAAGAACAGAACGCTAGGACTTTCATCACACCCACAATCGTCAGCTGCAAAACCATCATTAGCCCAATTTGACGGGCTTGGTATTTCTCCAGCTACAGTCTTAATAGTTTCAGTTGTCATTGTTTTAGTCCGCTATTCCCCAAATCACCCCTGTAAGTGTAGGAGTATTCTGGGCTGCTATCATTGATATCTTTCCTCTAAAGTCTAAAGGCAATTCACAATTGAAGGTGTCACCACCATAAATAGGAATACCATTAGCAGAGGTTGCTGTTTTGTCGAATGCTAAATAAATAATATCTGCGGCTGTTCCAGAACGGTTCGTAAATTGAACCCCTCTGATTACAGACATTGTTGGCTTCTTGATTGATGTAGATAAATTTGTAGTACCTGTCCACTCATAAAGATTACCCTCAGCACTTGTTTGGTTACCATCTAGGTAAGTTGAAACGGCTGTAGTGTCTTCTCTAACCTCAAACATAATCTTATCTATGTAGAAGTTAATGTTGTGTTGAGCTGGTGTAACTACATATAATCTATATGCAGCTGCATCTGTGTTTGCTGGTATTGTATATGAAGTAGTTATTCTTGTCCAACTAGTAGCCAAACTAGAACTTCCAGAAGAAGCTAGTTCTGTACCAGATGAATCTGTAATATTGATTTCTACTGTCCCTGAAGCAGAAGCACCTCTATGTTCACATTGAACTGTAATATGTTGAGGGTTTATACTTCTTGCAATCATTGGAGAATCCCAATAAAACCCTTCTCCTACTGCAGAGTTGGCTGGGTTTACTAGAAGAGATGCGGCACCTTCAGCTTGTTGCCCCGTATCTCTAGCTATTGCAGAACCAGTTGCTGTATACATTGATACAGTACTTCCTTCTATTCCCGGGTTTGTTACCCAGTTAGTTGCTTTTTCTCCACCATTTGCTACGATAGAATATACATCTTCTGCAGTGGTGCTCGCAGCATTTGAGATTGCCACATATCTATTAACCGGATGTACTGACTGTCTAGTAGAACTATCTATGTCCCATTCTCTGTAATCCGTATGTCTTTCATTAGCCATTTATATATTCTCCTATTTATTAAAATTTATGATAGCTACAAAGCTACCCATAATAGCTGAAGTATGTACAATTAGTATCCCCATTGCTAGGAGAATACTTTTCATTCCGTACATTTTACTACGCCATTGAGAGATATCATCGACTTTGGTTTCAACCTTTTCTAAGTTTTTAGATAGGTTTTCATTGAGGGCGTTCTGACTTGATATATAAGAATCTAATCGTTCCATATAAACTGCTAAATTCACTTGTGTGTCCTTTTCGGCCACTTATCAGTCCTCACAAAATGTACTAGTTTGTATAAATTAGCAGGGGGACCGAAGTCCCCCCGCAAGTATCGAACTAAACTTAAGAGTTTAGGTCAGCAATTTTTGCTTGTGTCCAAATGTTCTTACATCGCATCTCACCCATAGTGTAGAGTAATCCTCTAACAACTAGTGCGTTTGCTGCAAAGTAATCTCTGTTCTCTACATATTGCGTTGGTTGTGCAATCGCAATTTCTAGATAATCAGTATCCAAAACATAAACGTTTGAACCAAGAACTGCATCAGCTGTTGATACAGACTTAGCAACGTCAGCGTCTGGGATAATTGGGATACCTTGGTAAGTAGCTAGAACTAGTCCAGTTCTTGTACCCGGGAAAGTTCTTTCAGAACCTACACCCACTTGGTACTCTTCTTGTCCTAAGTATCTTTGGTTAGAGTTAAGCAATCTTTCTAAGTTGAAGTATTGGTCGTGTCCCAAAAGGATTAGTTTTGGTTCCCCACCATTCTCTCTGATTTTTTGGATTGCAGTGTCTAATAAGTTTAGACTTAGTGCTCTACCAGTACCTGAGTTGTATGAACTTGAAGCAGCTGCATTCCATCCACCAGCTGTTCTACCAGCTAGAGTTAGGTCATAAGCTCTTGACCTAGCTACACCACCACCAACGGTAGAACCGTCTTCAGCAACAATGTCATCAATAGATGTCATACCTGCTCTTGAGTAAATGTAAGCTACGTCACCGTCAGCGAATGTAGTACCTGAAGCAACTGTAACAGCACCTGTAGATGTGTTTACGGCAGAAATAGCAGAACCTGAAGTTCTGTCATGTCCTGTAGCTGAAACATCATATTGTGCTACTGCGTCACCGATTTTGAAGTTCTTTGCCATTGAAGCAGGAACTGTGAATGATGTTGCTCCACCAGCAGAAGTCAAGTAAGCTGAACCTGCGTTCAACTCTTCGTTAATTTCTTTTATGTGGTCTAACTGAGCGTTTTCATTTTCCAACGCAAGTACATCACCAACACCACCTTCTAGCTGTGCAGTGAACACTGATTTCACTGAAGCACCGAATGTAGTTGAAACAATTCTAGGTAAACTAGATACTGATTCAATGTTGGAGATATCCACTGTTGGGATAGAACCTGTTTCAGTCACTGGTCTTGAACGGCCAGAACCTCTATCAGTTCTTACCCTCCAACCAGCAGTATTTCCCCAGACCACTCTAGGGATAGCATTGAAGAATCTTGTTTGGTTGTTTAGTGCTTGCCAAACTTTTCTTCCGTATGTTGTGTTGAATACACCTGTTGCAGAGTCAACTGTAAAGTAGGATTGTTTCTGTAAGTATTCAGGTCCGAATACAGACTGATACAGTCCTCGTTGAGACTGAGCA